CTATACAACGATAATCGAAGTCCATCTCTTCCGGAAGGCCGTAACGGTTCTTTGCGTCCCAGCATGGGTGATGTGTGGTGTATATGACCCTCTGTCCTCCCTGGGCCTTCCTCTTTTCCCCTTTGTCGTCCATCGCTACGGAACGGACCTTATAGTTCATGAACAACAGCATGTCGGCCCATTCCTTCACCAACGGTGATGTCTGTGAGGTGGTCTTCTTCCCGAGCTTCAGTTCCCAGCGGTTGTAGGACCCCATCTCATCGGGCTGGTCGAACTTCTTGATCTGGGCATGGGCGGTCAATACCACATGCACACCTGCGTCTATCACTTCTGAGAGCTTGTTCAGGAACCGTCCGAACTCTTCCGCTACATACGTGTATCCATTCCCATAACCGAACTCTTCGATCCCGTCCTTGCGGTGCTGGTCGCAGATATGCCTCACACACATATGCTCTGCCCAGTCCAGCGTGTCGATGACGAGCGTACGGCAGGTATCCGGATATGTCTTTATATACTTGACCTGCTCCAGCAGCATGGTCCAGGATGTGGGCGTCTCCGTCCGCGCCACATCCATGTCTTTTGTACTGCCCTCTGTATCTATGAACACAGGATCTGGGAACCTGCTGGCAAATGTGGACTTGCCGATCCCTTCTGGACCGTACACGACCACTTTCTTGGCCCCTGGTTGTTTTCCTCTGATTATCTTCATCAAAATCCACCTTCTTCCCATCTCTTAGGTACAAATGTAGGCTCTGGCTCCTTCTCAGGTCCCGGTATCGGCTGGGTATCCTGCCCTGCCACGTACCCGTCTTCGATGATGACGCTGCATTCTTCCCCTGTGCTGACCCGTGTGGCAATGGCCTGCAGCCCTTCTGCCTCCAGCCACTTGCCGAACTCGTCCAGGGTGTCCAGGTCCATCTGCTCTAGCTTGTCCAGTAGGACAAAACCGCAGTTTGGGTTCAGCTTCCGGACAATGGCCGTCGCTACGATCAGCTGTTCCGACCCTGCCATGTTGTCCCATCTCTGTCCTTTATAGGTCAACCTGCTGTCTTCCACAGACAGCCCCTCTAAAGGAAGGTCCGCATCTCCCAGCAGCTCAGTCCTCTCTTTCCGGATCCCCTCTATCTTTGTCGTCAATCCATCATATTGGGCTCTATACTCTTTCGCCTCATCTTCTGCCTTTTCTTTATCCAGGTTCGCGCGGACTCTCCGGTTTGTTTCTTCGATATTGGCGATGCTCTCTTCCAGCTCTGCAGTGGACTCATCGACCAGATCCTCCACGGACTTGCTGGCCACTCCTACCTCTTTTGTTACAGTATCCAACGCCTGCTTTTTCCTCTCGATCTCCTTCTCCAATGCGGCCACTGCCTGCTCCAGCGTATCTTTCTTATCCTGCAGATGCGCTAAGTCTGTCCGCTTCTTCTGGTTCTCTCCGTTCCTGGCGAGTATCTCCTGCTGCTGCCGGATCAGTTCCGCAGCGGATACCAGCTCTTTTGGGGCATCCGGATAGTCAACCATCTCCTTTGCGTATTTTTCTTTCTGGTCAGCGATCCGGCCGATGGTCAGCCGCTCATTGTATAGATCTGTCTCCTGTTTTTCCAATACGGCCAGCTTATCCCCGATCCCCAAGATCCGCAGCAATATCGCTGCTTTTTCTTTTTCATTCGCTCCCATGAACTTGGGGAGATCTAGGGCTAGCTGTTCGATGAAGTCGTCTATGATCTGCTGGCCAGCCTTTTTCCCTGTCGGGTCCGTGACCTTCAGACTGCCGTTCTTCCCTCTGCGTTCAACAATGAAGCCATTGCTCAGCGTGATCCGTATGTTGGGCGGTATCGTAGATCCCTGGCGTTTTGCCTCAGAAGGTCTATATTTATTGCCACCCAATGCCCACATGATCGCATCCAGCACAGAACTCTTGCCTTGACGGTTATTCCCCCCGATCACAGTCAGCCCGTCCGCTGTAGGCTCTATCATCACCGCTCTGACACGCTTGATATTCTCAGCTTCGAGTTTGTTTATCTTTATGCCCATGCTGTCCTCCTTAAAAACATCTTGATATCTTCGCCCCTACACCCTATAATAAGGGTGTAGTTGTTGCATGTGCCCTGACGCGATCCTCTTATCAAGTCAGGGCATCTTTGTTATCAGTTTCACGCCGCCGGGCAGGTCCTCTATCATGAAATGCGTCCAGCCTCGTTCCATCGGTCCTCTCAGGCTCACCCGTTCATAGGACGGGATGCCCGAGACGGCATCGCTGTACTCGGCATAGTAGCGGCCTTTGCGATAATATAATCTCTGCATCAGCTCTCACTCTTCGACGAAGAGCATACAGTCTTCCATGAACTCCTCGAGTGTCTGCCTCTCATAAGTCCGACAAGTATCATCCGTTGGGAATAATACGATCACATCCTCCTTATGTATCTCCTGCATCTCCGCCGCCTCACGGAGGCTCACCGGTCTTAGTTTCTTTTTCTTTGGGTAGATACGTTCCATGTCTTATCCTCCTTTACCACCATTCGATATCTCCATCCCTGTTCTTTCTGTAGTGCCAGTACATGCCGCCGGTGTAATGGATACGTAGATCGCCATCCTTGTCCATCTCCACCTTTTTGACATCCCCGTAGGGCCAGACCCCAAACGCTGACATATGTACTGCCACGCACTCTTCCATGAGATCCACATCGTAGCCAGATGCGTCCTTCATGGATACGGATCCTTTTTCCTTCAGATACTCCCTCATCGTCTTCTTGATGTGGTCGATGTGTACACCCGCACTGCACACCCAGATCATACTGGCTATCTCCTCAATGGTCCGGTCATTCACTGCGGCCATCTCTATCCAGTCGCGTTGCCTCTCTGATCCCTCACCGCACCAGTTTTTATTGCGTTCGAACAGCTCCTGTATGTCCTCTATCGTCAGCTGCTCAGCCTCATCAGGTTCCCTCTTCTGGCGCATCACTGTGGCCTGTTTCAGGATCTCCTCGATCTCTCCATCATCCATGAAACCCAGCTCCGGGTGGTCTGCCCGGATATCCGCCACTGTAGCTGTATCATCGTATCCCTCGGATATATCCTCTGCGATCTGGGAATACTGTGAAAATGCTATTGTTATCTCTTCGTCTGTATGATTTACCCGCAATTCTCCGATACATTGCTCTAACGCCTTATACATTGCTTGTCCTTCCCTCGTTTGACCGCCTAAGCGGTCTTTTTCTCTTTTTCCCTTTCGCAGTTGCAGAAGCTCATGAACCTGTCTGAAGCTCGATCTGCAAACTCTTTTAATTCGCCTTTATCTGCTTCATTTTGTTCCACATAGCCTTTTTCGGTCTTGATATAATTAACTATCTCTAAACCCACTGTATCCACCTCCCGTTATATGCTATGCGTAAGTGTCTGTCCGTGTCTCACTTATATCAGCTCTTTACTGGGTATCCTTGGCCTTATAATCCATCAAGATACGTTTGACCATGGCCCAGCCGTAATCTTTATCGTAGTCGATGATAATGCGCTGGCTCTTG